ATATATACTGTAAGTATATACGCGTCAAGTGTATAGGTAGATATATTTAGACTGCACCCCATCCCTTGCGCTGTCCGATCACTTGCCAAGCGTACGCCATCGCGTCCACCACGTCATCATGCCGACCAACAGGGAAGGATAGCAGCTCGTCCTGCCAGTACGGCGGCAAGCCTTCAACGTGTATAACCTGCCCTTGCTCGTACCGGGCTTCTAAAGGGCCAAAGCGGGTCACTTTGTCACGGTCTGGTCTGATGCCCCGTATCGGTAACTTAGTGCGCCTCATAAGCTCTTGGACAACTGCGGCTTGGTATTGCACCTGCTCGATGCCAATCATCGTAGGTTTCCACTTATCTGCCATCATCTCGATGAAGCGCAACACGGAAGCGAAGTCAGCACGGGTACGGTTGACATCCAGCACGTAGATCGTGCCATCTTCAGCACGGCTCAGAGCAACCACGGCGGTGTAGTCTGCTTCCGCCTTTGTACTGATGGCAAGGTCAACGCCAAGGTAGACCGGCAACCCTTCAGGCGCATCCCCAAAGCGTAGCCATTCACGTTTGATTCTGGCTCCAGCGGCATCGACAAACTCGGCTAAATACTCTTGCCTAAACGCGATGCTCGGCAGTGATTCCCCAGCCTTGTCTACCTCAGCGGCATCAATCCAAGGGTTAGCCGTAGTAGGCATCTGCCAGCTCATCCAGTCCGGATCTACAGCGGCCATGGCGTGTAGGGACTTGAAGTAGTTAGAGCCTTTAGGCGTGGAAAGGAAGAAAGCATCACCCCGGTAGTCGGTTAGCGTTGGGCGGATTGCCTCAGTCCAGGCTTGCTCTAGATGCCTTGCCATGGCTGCTTCATCGATGATTACCCGCTTGTACTTTCTCCCACGTGCTACCGTGCTGGGATCATCAAGCGTCCAATAATCGATTGCTGCCCCGGTGATAAGTTCGATGCGTGGTGCAGGTGTCTGCACAGCTCGCCGGATGACAGGAGCATAGATGCGCTTATGGTCGTTGTACGCCTCTTCTAGGAGCCTGTAGGTAGGGGCAAACCAAGCACAGGGTAAGCCGTGCTGCAATACCGGATCCGATAGCAAGTTCCCGCCGAGTGTGGTTTTTCCAAAGCGTCTACCTACTCAGCCACAGGCAAGGACGTTGAATCGCCTTGCCTGTGCCATTATCACCTGCTGTGCTTCATGTGGTCGAGGTAAGACCAATCGTATATCAGGCATTCTTCACCCGCATGATAGAATGTTTTATATGAAAAGAGTATGTGAAACCTGTCATTGTGAATATGATACTCCACCAAGTATCCGCCTAAGATTCTGTAGTGCTAAGTGTTGCGGAATCAGTAAGCGTAAAGCATTGACCAAATTATGCATCGTGTGTAGTGCGTCCTTCAGTACACCGCCAAGCCGTGACAGCATCTATTGCAGTAAAAGTTGCCACCGTAAACATAAGAATACAATCGCTAATCCATCTTGGACTCGCGATGTATCGGGTGAGAATAATCCGATGTTTGGTGTTCAAAGGTTTGGTAAAGATAATCCAATGTTTGGCAAACGCAAAGCCGAATGTTCTTTGTGGAAGGGTGGCAGGAAGGTTAGAAAAGATGGCTATGTCATCATAGCCGTTGCAGATGATTATTTGAATCCATGCGATACGTCATCATCTGGCACAAAGTATGCGTTAGAACACCGGGTAGTTATGGAGCAACACATCGGTAGACCATTGCTCAAAACTGAGGTTGTCCACCATGTTGATCGGAATCCGAGCAACAATCACATAGACAACCTTCAGCTGTTTTCATCGCATGAAGAACATCTTCGGCTAGCGCATGGCAAACGCTAGCCATTCGGTTTGTCTGCGTACTCCACGATTACCTTGACCGGGCTACCGTCTGCCCCGGTCTGCTCTACCCGGCTAGACCACTCGGCCTTGTGCTTACGCTCAAGCCACCATGCAGCCGCCTGCCAAGTCGTATCAGCTGCTCGCTGGATGATAGCAACGTTCCGAACCTCGGCATCACCCTCTGCTTTCTTTATTGCGTCCGAGAATTCCGGAATGTCTTTGAGCCAAACAGCAAAGGTATCTTCGGAAATACCGGAGTAAGCGCATGATGCCCTTCTGGTATTACCTGCCCTCAGAGCCTGTGTAAGGCGTGTCACAACCTCATCGTTGTACTTGTATGGCTTACCCTTCATCTAGTACCGCCTTCTTGCCTGTAGCGTTTTCCCATCGCTGGATGATTACATCGCAGTAGTGTGGGTCAAGTTCCAATCCGTAGCATTTGCATTGAAATAACTCACAAGCAATAAGACCACTACCGGAACCAAGGAATGGGTCTACAACAATGCACTTATCTTTTATATATGTCTCAAGAATCCATGTATATAAAGCCACTGGTTTCTGTGTTGGATGCTGCCGTTTTTCTCCCTTTTCTGAAGCTTTGTGCGCTCCAGACCAAGCGTGTCTGAAAACCCTTACAGGCCCACCAACACTGCAATACGCTAGTTCTGCATCGGCAAATGTCATACCGTGGTGGTCTTTATCCCACACTATCCAAGAATCAATGCCATCAATAACATCACTAAAATAATTTGCTCCCCACCACACTTGCTTTGAGCACATCGTTTTCCATTGCATAAATGACTTACGTGCCAGAGTAGCATCATGGTCACCAATCAACGACATTGGTATAGATGAATTACCAAGCCCTTTTTTAGCATCAATACCTGTGCCATACGGCGGGTCAGTTACAACAGCATCAACCGTAGCACCATCCATCAACCGCTCAACATCATCTGCCTTGGTGCTGTCCCCGCAGAGCAACCGGTGGCTACCAAGAATCCAAAGGTCTCCCGGCTGGCACCGTGTCTCGACTACCTCCGGCACTTCATCCGGATCGGTTAGCAGTTCCTCCAGCTCACCTGTCCCGGTCAAAGAATCAATCAGCGCATCAAGGTCACCTGCCGAATATCCCGTACCATCAAGCCCGATAGGCGTGTTAGCAAGCTCCGCAAGGATATCGGTAATCTTGGTCGTGTCATCTTGCCCGATACGGGTTGTCCTATTGTCTACTACCAGAATCCGCAGCTCTTCTTCGGGTGTAACGTCAACCCACTGAACGGGTACGGTTTCCCAGCCTAGAGCCTTGGCAGCCATCACCCGATGATTTCCCGCTAGGATGTGCTTAGTGCTCAGGTTAGCCACCACAGAGCCGTACCAGCCATTGACTGCTAGTGACTTCTTAATAGCATCTACATCACCGTGGTTCGCGTTGCGTGGGTGATGCTTGAGCAGGTCAATAGCGACCTGCTCAATTTGAAGATTGATAACTCTACTCATCTAGATTCTTCCTGATTTCAGCACTGGTAGCCCAGAGCATAGCGGCGCGTAGTTTGTCCTTGCTTATACCCTGAGCCTTAGCCTGTTTCTTGACATCGTTATACAGCCACCGGGTATAGAGCTCGTTATATACCGCCAAGCATCCAGCACCGAGCAGGACACCGAGTGCAAAAAGAATCATTTGGTCTCTTCCCATATCGGCTCCCCGGTAACCGGATTGTATTTACCGATCATCCAATCATCCGCGAACAGGTCACCAGCGGTAAGCCAGATGACGCTATTGTTTTCCTTGACCTCTGCACCCTCTGCAACGCTGAACACGTCCCAAAGTTCAGAGAAACGGAAGTGTAGCCCCTCGGGCCAGAAAGCCCGCCGTACGGGCTTCTCAGCGAGCAAGGCATCTAGTGCCTGATTGTATTTCATTCTTTATCTCCCTCTTCCCATTCGCATATTTCCCAATCGGTAGCGTTCATATCGTCACCAATGACACAAAGGTATTTGGACTGCCATTCTCCTGATTTCCTTCTATCTACAAATGCCTTTGTTTGATTGTCGTAGTAAACGATTCGCGCCTCATCTTCCTTTTCCCAAGAAGTACGGCTAACAGGATTACCATCCATCAAGTCTTGAAACACTTCAGTGAATGTCATTTTGTTATCACCCAATCAGCTGCAAGGACATCAGCACCACGGAAGTAAGCAGGCCCGGCAAAGTGCCGGGTACCTGCGCCATCAAGTTTGTACATAACCAAAGCGCCTTGCCTGATGGCATAGTGAAGTCTAGCGCCATCCCGGCAAAGGTATCGCTCTTCCTTCATCTGAATCAAAGCCCCGCTAAAACTCATGCGGCATTGTGGATGCGCTGTAGTGGGTGCAAAGGTTGCTACCGGATCCGTACACATCTGCTGGTATCCAAGGCGCTGAGCATATTCGAGTAGCTCAGGGTCACGTACCCACTTCTCCACGCTCTGCCGCTTTGCGATGGCATCGGCTTTAGACCAGCTGCCGGTTGCGTTATAGATTTCCATTGCTTGCCGGATGCGTTCTTTCTTTTCTTCAGTACTAAACGCTTGCGCCATTTATCTCCTCCGCTTCCTTGGCTATTCGATCAGCGTATGCCGTGTCCCTGGTTGCCACGTAAGCCATATACCAGAGCGCCTTGATGGCATCGTCTGTAGCCGTTCCTTTGTGTGGGCAACGCTGCAGATACTTGACAACGTTGCCAGCTGCAAAGTCTAACCCCCAGTCGTCAATGACGCTGAGGGCTTGAATCTTAGTAG